CCTGAATCTGATGAACTCTTATCAAAACCTGCTGCACTGCATCGATGCAGTTAAGGCAGAGGGTAAGACCCCTAAGGTTACCAAACTGCCCACTAAGATGCCCCGTCAGAAAGACCTGGTTCTCACCACTGGTTATCGCACAACTGGTTATCGTGTGGGAGGTGTAAAGATGCGTGGTGGCAACGGACATAACGCTGGTGGCAAAGTTGGGTGAGTGATATAACTCTCTCAGCACCACTATCTTAACTCAACTGAGAAATCTGCCCTTAGAATCTCTATCTCTACGGGCAGACACCTCTCTACATTTTTCTCGGAAACTCTCTGAGACGAATGTAACTGGTGATCTATTTTTCAGATTCTCTTCTCTAGTAGACCAGCGCAGATTAGAGACGCTGTTATTCAACTTGTTTCGATCTATGTGGTCTACTTCTGGCAGATTATTAGGGTTATCGAGATATGCTTCCGCGACTAATCTGTGAATCCTTCGGCTATATGACCTGTTGTTCTTTCGCAGCATACAGTTCAGATATCCGTTGGTATTCGGTAGCGGATTCAGTTGTCGAAGGTAACCCCATTTTTCGGAGAACAATTCACCCTGGTCTGTGATGTAGTAACCAGGAAAATCATTTATCGGGCGCATAGATCTTTATAGATAGCGCCTCCATTCTACCACGATTATTATAGAATCGTCAAGACCCTGGTATGTCTCAAAACTGCGTCAACTATCAACCTTATCTGAACCAAACCAATGCCCCTCTCTGTTATGACTGGTCTGCTGAGTAAAGCAACCACGGGTAATGAATTGCTGTCTATTCTCGATAGCATTGTTGTAGACGAGACCCCAGTGATTGAAGCAGTGATTCCTACTGCTGAACCAATCAACTTCTGAGCACTTCGTTTACCCTTTCACCTTAACTCTTGATTATGCCTGTCGCTGTTGATTTCACCCCTATTCGGGTTGCCTCTGTTGAAGACCTAATGTTCAATCAAGGTGGTTTCCATTCTGTCTTCTATGGTGAAGATGTTGACCCCACCGAACTATGCTTCTTTGATGCAGATCAACAACTCTGTTATACCTACAACACCAAAGAGAAAGAGTGGGGTTGTGGCAGTTATTACCAGGGTAAATTTGTAATCGGCAGCGATATCAGTTGCGATAACATTGCCGACGAGATTATGACCCCTATTTTAGAGGCAGCGATGTAACAGTTGTTTACTGCCCCTTGACTTTTGTTGGGGGGCAGTGTTATAATCCTGGTGGGCTGTGTTTTGGGGTTTTATACCCTTAGCGCCCATGGCGTAGCGAACCCCGTTTTAAAATCCATGGGTCCCCCTAACCTACAACGAACCAAAATCGAGAGAGATATCGAGATCTCAAAAAAAATTTCCCCAGGTAGTAGAGGCACCTCAGAGGGTCGCAGAGAAGTCCCCTAAGGGATTGCAGAGAAACCCCCCATAGGAAAATGCCCAGACACTATAAGAACTCTAAGGGGTTGCAGAGTGACCCCATAGAAAAATTTTTCAGGAATTTATAGGGTCTCTTATAGAAGAGGGTCTATATAATTCGAAAGAAGAAACAAATTATATGAAAAAAATTTCTCAGAAAAAAATGAATGTTTCAAAGGTTTTTCACATTTACTTGAAAGATCGTTGCGTATCACATAATCTGACTGAGAGACAGTTCAGGAGTAACTGGGAGTTACTGAATAATCTGGTAGGCATAATGAAAACAGACTACACAGAATCTGATTTATCCTATGAGATTGTAGAGTATAATAGAGAGGACTCAGAGGGGTCTTACTAGCGCTTGTAGGGGTCTTATACAGCACTCCAGGTGCCATAGTAACAATCGAAGGAATGGAATCCTTCATGGGTGCCACCTTTAAAGATTTGACCAAAGTCTCCTAGGACATCAGTGATTGTGTTGCGGGTTATGATGTGTGGGTGTGCGGTGTTTACGGACCCTCCCATCGGCTCGAAGACTCGGATGATCTTAGAGGTTGCTTTTGCTTTTTCTAATTGTGCTTTAGGGTCAATGACGTGTTGAAGACAATTAAAGAACCATGTTTCATCAACTGTTCCACAGGTTCCTTCGATATCTACATGTTCATATGGATCAGTGATGATTGTGATACCTTGTGCCTCCGCAGATGCTCGATGATCATCCCAACGTGCCATTAGGGGTTCGATAGCAATCTTTGTTGCATTACCTTCAATGAAACCAAGTGTAGGAGTGCTACCTGCTGCTACTTCTACAATAACTTTATCATCCCATCCTTCTTCAAAGTTAATACCTAAGTAATCAAAGATGATACCTTTTCCTCTGCGTCTACGGGGAATATCGTGATCGGTATATTCTACAAACTCTTGATTCTGTGCTTCAACCCATCTATTATATGATACTGCCGTCATGCTCTTATTGTCGTAATGACCCTATTTAGAAGGTGCTTGACAGACTCTAAATACTGGCATATAATATTCACTGAAATGGAGTGATTCTAATTCATGGCTAAAGGTTTTACAGTCAAAGCATCCAAACCACCTACACAACAGAAGCAAGAGTGGGATTATGATGCGATTAAAGAACGTATGCGAGGGAAGAGCATTGTGTTCTGCCTTCCTGGACGTGGTTGTTCATATGCCTTTATGAAGAACTTTGTTCAACTGTGTTTTGACTTGGTTCAGAACCAGATGAGCATTCAGATTAGTCAAGACTATAGTTCCATGGTGAACTTTGCACGTTGTAAGTGTCTTGGTGCTAATGTGTTGCGTGGACCTGACCAGGTGCCCTGGGATGGTAAACTGCCTTATGACTATCAACTGTGGATTGATAGTGACATCATCTTCAACACTGAGAAGTTCTGGCAACTGTGTGACATGGCACTTCCTGCTGAAGCAATTGATGAGGAAGGTAATGTTGATGAGACCAAAGAGCGTCCTATCAGTGCTGGTTGGTATTCGACTGAAGATGGTCGCACCACTTCTGTTGCACACTGGTTGGAAGAAGATGACTTCCGTAGCAATGGTGGTGTCATGAACCACGAGATGGTTGATGGTATTCAAAAGCGCAAGAAACCTTTTACTGTTGATTACACTGGTTTCGGTTGGGTTCTGATTAAGAAAGGTGTGTTTGAGCATCCTGAGATGAAGTATCCCTGGTTTGCTCCTAAGATGCAAGTCTTTGAATCTGGTGCAGTTCAAGACATGTGTGGCGAAGACGTTTCATTCTGTCTTGATGCTATTGAAGCAGGTATGGAAATCTGGTGTGATCCTCGCATTCGTGTGGGTCATGAAAAAACTCGTGTTATCTGATACATATTAAAGGAGAATTATTATGGCAAAGCGTCCTTCTAGTGGTGGTATTCTGATTGAATCCAAACCAAAGAAAACTCGTCAGGGTTGTGGGTCTCATACAAAATATGCAGCAACTAGTCGCAATAAGAAGCGTAAGCGTTATCGTGGTCAAGGTAAATGATATGGGGGGTCTTAGGACCCTCTTTTTTTTATAGATAGGACAAGGAATTCTGAGTTTTATGTCTTGTTTAATTACTAATTTACCATCACAAGAAGTGTGGGTTAGGAAAGAATATCTTACTGATCACCAAAGTGGTCATGGGGAGTTTGTAAGGGGTGTCTGGGTGTCTTGTAAGAGTATTCCAGGGCGTGCATTCTACTTTGAGACTTATCTACCAGAGTATGGTGCAATGTATGATAAGTTGCCTATCAGTGCATTCTTGAGTAGACCTGAGATACCTGATCCTGATATGAATCTACCTAACCTACAGTTTTGGAACTGTATGGATTATGGTGTGGTTAGTATTGATAAGAAGTTCATTGGTAGTATGGACTTCGAAGCATACACAAGAGATTATGGTACTATGATGGGTACATATGTTTGTACTATTGATAATTACCATCATGACCCTGATTATGTGGACTGGGCAACCAGTGAGAACCCTTCAGAACACAAGTCACATAATCTAATTGAACTGGAGAATGGACAGTATTGTCTGTATCCTAATAATAGACTTAGAATCTATGACAATAGTCTGACACCAAAGGAACCAAAGATGCCAGACTTTAAGGTATCTACACAGTATTATCAAGTAGAATGTGGATATGATAGACTTGGCATGGGTAATGAGGATGAGTATTTTTGGAAGACAGCAAAAGAAAGGGATAGCAACCCCTTAAAAAGTTCTGTTCAACCTAATCAGGAACCAACAGATGGCTAACAACCCAAACCCAGATAGGAATGCAAATTATATGAAAGAAACATGGGGGACAACTAGTTTGATTACAGATTATTGGTCAAATCCAGAACCAAAGCAAGAAATGCTTCGTGAGATTGCAAATGATAGTCTCACTCCAAAGAAGCATGACTTGAAGAAGCAATCAGAACTGCATGAAAGAATTCGCAATGATCAAGATTATGATGACTGGGAGTATGGCACGGAACCCATTCCATTAAATGAGTTTTAGTGTAATAAATAACTTCAAGTATTCTTGTATATTACTGTGCCTGTACAAAGAGTCAGTAAAGGTTTTAAGGACATTAGTGCCTCTTTTCAGGTCAATCCGCTGAACTTTGATTTGATTGCTTTAAAGAATGAAAGTGCTATTGCTAGATCTATTCGTAATCTAGTTTTAACGCAACCAGGGGAGAGACCATTTGCACCTGCTTTAGGGTCTGGTGTGAATGGTCTTCTCTTTGAGAATATGGACAGTATCACAGCATCTGTTCTTGAAGATGAAATCACTCAGGTCATCGAAAGTTATGAACCCAGAGTAAGACTTATTGATGTAACAGTCACTGCGAATCCAGATGAGAATGCTATGAATGCAAGAATTCAATATCAAATTATTGGTATTGATGTTCTTCCACAACAACTCACATTCGCATTACAACCCACTAGGTAAATGCCTTTAGTCAACTTTAGCAACTTAGACTTTGATCAGATAAAGACTTCTATTCAGGATTACCTGAAGGCGAATTCTAACTTTACTGATTATGATTATGAAGGGTCTAATCTTTCCACTATTATTGATCTGTTAGCATATAACACATATATCACTTCATACAACGCCAATATGGTGACGAATGAGGTGTTTATTGATAGTGCTACCTTAAGAGAGAACGTTGTATCTCTTGCAAGGAATATTGGGTATGTCCCTAGGTCTAGGAAAGCAGCAGTAGCAAATATTTCATTCTCTGTAGATGTATCAAATACAACTGCAGTTACATTGACATTGCAAGCAGGTGTAGTTCTTACAACTTCAAGCACTTTTGGTAATACGAGTTTCACTTTCTCAATTCCATCAGACATTACAGTTCCAGTTGATTCTACAGGGACTGCATACTTTAATGATATTGATGTCTATGAAGGGACATTTGTTCAACAGTCATTTACAGTAAGTTCTAGAACACCAGATCAAAAATATATCTTAGGTAATGGTGGCATTGATACTTCACTGATCAATGTTACAGTAAGAGAATCGGCAACATCATCGGTTCAGAGAAAATACAGACAGTCCGATAGTTTGTTCGATATCACCGCTACATCGCCCGTATACTTCCTCCAAGAGATCTCTGACGAGAGATATGAACTCTTGTTCGGTGACGGTGTGTTTGGTATCAAACCTGAAGAACCCAATGTAATCGTTGCAAATTATATTGTCACTAGTGGTGAGAGTGGCAATAATCTTGCTAACTTCTCTTTCTCTGGTTCATTAGTTAGTAACAATGGATCGGTAGTAACAAACGGTATCTCAATTGTTACTACTAACCAATCATCTTACGGCGGTAAGGCAATTGAATCTGTAAATTCTGTCAAGAAGTATGCTACTCAAATCTATGCTTCTCAGAATAGAGCAGTAACAGCATCTGACTACGAGGCAATTGTTCCAAACATCTATGCTGAGACAGAATCAGTTTCTGCCTTTGGTGGTGAAGACCTTTCACCTCCTGCATATGGTAAAGTATTCATTAGCATCAAACCATATAATGGTGTGTTTCTTTCTTCTGCCATTAAGCAAAACATTCAGTCAGCATTAAAGCAGTATAGTGTTGCAGGTATTGTTCCTGAAATTGTTGATCTAAAATATCTCTACATTGAAACTAATTCAAGTGTTTATTATAATACAAACTTAGCATCTAGTGCTGCAAATCTAAAAACGATTATTTCTGAAAATATTGTAAATTATTCGGATTCAACCGAACTCAATAAATTTGGTGCAAGGTTCAAGTATAGTAAATTCCAAAAAATTATCGACGACAGTCAAGAGTCAATCACTTCTAACATCACAAATGTTGATATCAGAAGAGACATGGAAGCAAAACTGAATCAGTTTGCTGAGTATGAGATTTGTTATGGAAATAGATTCTATGTGAAAAATCATGGACACGGAACTTACAGTGGACAAGTGAGTTACAATATCAAATCCTCTGGTTTCACAGTTAGTGGTATTAGTGGAACAGTTTATCTTGGTGATCAAGCAAATAGTGATTTAGAGACAGGTTCTGTATTTCTCTTTAAATTAGACTCAGATACTCAACCAGTTATTGTTAAAAGAAATATTGGAACCATTGATTATAAAAAAGGTGAGATTAAGTTGAACCCCATCAACATTATCTCAACTAGAGTTGTGAAGAATGGAACATCATTTGTTGAGATCTCTGCCTCACCATATTCTAATGATGTGATTGGTCTTCAAGACCTATATTTGCAATTAGATAACTCAAATGTAGTTGTCAATGTGATCCAAGATAACATTTCTTCTGGTAATGATATTTCTGGAAGTAACTATAAAGTTTCTTCTAGTTACGCAAATGGAAGTCTGGTTCGTGGAACACCAGTTCTAGTCACAACAGACACAAATACTACTTCTGGAACTACGGTAAATAGTAGTAGTTCTAGTGCTACCAGTTCTAACACTGGTTCTAGTGGTTCCAATTATTCTTACTAAGTAGCAGTCGATAAATGGCAGTAGATAGAGTCAAGTTCCAGGACATTGTTGCTAGTCAACTCCCTGACTATGTAAAGGAGGACTTTCCTCTCCTTACAGATTTTCTGCAGCAATATTATGCTTCACAAGAATTTGAAAGTGGAACATATGACCTGATTCAAAACCTTGATCAGTATGTGAAAGTTGATGAGTTGTCTAGACTGACAACTTCTACTGTCTTACTGAATGACATCTCTTATACTGACACAACCATTGCAACTTCTGCGAATGGAAACTTTACTGAAGGATTCCCAGAAACCAATGGTTTGATCAAAATTGATGATGAGATCATCACCTATGAGTATAAGACAGATTCCTCGTTTGTTAACTGTACAAGGGGTTTCAGTGGCGTTACAAGTTACGTTGGGACTAATACCCCCGATGAGTTGGTATTTACTTCTACAGAGGCAAATACACATAAATCTGGAGCAACTATCTCCAATCTGAATATTCTATTCCTTCAAGAGTTCTTTAAGAAACTCAAGTATCAGGTCACTCCTGGTTTTACTGAAAGACAATTATATTCAGGTCTTGATCAAAGAAACTTTGTCTTCAATGCAGATAGTTTCTATAAGTCAAAAGGAACAGATCAATCATTTGAGATTCTGTTCAGAGCATTGTATGGTGAAGATGTAGATGTAATCAAACCAGCAGAATATTTGCTGCGTCCTTCTAATGCAGATTATAAAATCACTCAAGATCTGGTAGTTGAACAGATTCTAGGTGATCCTCTTCAACTTCAAAATCTGACTCTGTTCCAAGACTCTACAGGCGCTAGAGGTTCTGTAACTAATGTTGAACAGATTCAGTATGATCAAGGTCAATATTATCAGATTTCTATTGACTATGGTTATCAAAGAGACATTGATGTAACAGGAACAGTTTATAGTAGTTTCAAACCAAATTCTCAGACAAAGATTCTTACAGGAGTTTCTGCAGGTTCATCAATCATTGATGTAGATTCTACTGTTGGTTTTGCTGCAACTGGTAACCTCATTGCTAAAGATGCTGATGGTGATGATGTCCTCATTCAATATCTTGATAAGAATGATAACCAGTTCTTATCAGTTAGTGGCGTCACCACATCTCTGACTAAAACCACTGACATCAGATTTGATGACTATTCATATGCTTATGTTGGCATTAATACCTCAGAGCAAATTCAGGTAAGAATTAGTTCAACACTGAAAGATATCAAGTTTGATGGGTCACCCTACTACTACAAAAAGGGCGATACCATTCAACTTCAGTCTATTGGTATTGAAGATTATAAAGAGCAGTCGAAGAATTGGTTCTTCAATGTAAAAACCAATTGGGAAGCAGCAAGTGTTTCTGTTATTGACGCAACAGAAAACTCTTATGAGATCAATACATATGATCCACACTTCTTGAAGGTTGGATATGATATTCTTCTTACAGATGTAACTGATGGAAGCAACTATAGTGGAAGTGTTAGTGTTGTTAGATCTTCAACATCACTGATTGTCAACCTTACTACTTCTATTAATGTTGCCCATTCATTTGAAATTGAAAACCAGTTGTTGAAGGGATACTCCACTAAGTATTCTCAAATTGGTAATTTTGTTGCTAATGTTCAAAACACATACACAGATTTCTCTGAGAATGTAATTGTAGCATCAAACTCGCTTCCACATTATGAGGCACCTGCTAATCCTTATGATAAAAAGGTAACCTTTAGCGGAACATTTACATCCACAAAAGAAATCCAGTTAACAACTTCTACTGATCATGGTTTCTATACTGGAGACGCTATCTGGTATAAGCCATTTGTAACCAAAACAACTACCACAACTCCAAGTGGTGCACAGATCGTCACCACAACCACAAACAGTTTTGAAGGTGTCGATGCTGGCATTTACTACATTAAGAGAGTTAGCTCTACAACTGTTAGTATTGCCAGAAGTAAGGCAGACTTGTTCTCTGCAAGTTATGTTACTTTTAATGGAACAGTTACCAATAACCAGTTCATTTACTATGACTTTTATCTGAAGACTGTTCAACCTCAGAAGATTTATAGAAATATTCTTCCACCTGTCAATAAGAGTGGTGAATATAAGACAACACCAGGTTACAGTGGTATCTTGGTAAATGGTGTTGAGATCTTAAACTACAAGTCTACTGACTCAGTTTTGTATGGTGACATTCAGTCATTTGAAATTGAGAGGGGTGGACAGAACTATGATGTCATTACACCACCAGAACTCTACATTACCGATGAAGTAGGAACAGGAGCAACAGGTAAATGTTGCGTAACTGGTCGTTTGGAGAGGATTGATATTATCAGTGGTGGTTTTGATTATGTTGGCACACCTACTGTAAGAATCAGTGGTGGTAATGGTAAGGATGCTGCAGCAGAAGTCAACATGTCTGCTATCATCCACTCAGTATCATTTGCTGCCAATTCGACTGATAGAGTAGACACAACTGCAGATACAATTGGTTTCACAACCTATCACAACTTTGGTCAAGACGAAAGAGTCATTTATAATGCAGGAAATGAAACTAAGGTTGGCGGTCTCTCTACAGAAGCGTCTTACTATGTTGGAGTAGTTGATAACTTTACGGTCAAACTCTATACTACACCCTCTGATGCTAGCGCTGGCATCAATACTGTCAATTTGACATCTCTGGGCACTGGACTACAAACACTGAAGTCTGCTACAAGAAAGAATGTCATTACCAATATTGTAGTAACTAATCCTGGTAGTGGATATCAAAATAAGCAGAGAACTATTCCAACTGCTGGTGTAAGCACTTCACTCAATCAGTTCACTATCACGAATCATGGTTATAATTCAAAAGAGATTGTAGGATATGCTGGAACCAATATCATTGGTCTGTCTACAACTAAGGACTACTATGTTGTCAAGGTAGACAATAATACCTTCTCACTGTCTGAAGTTGGTGTAGGATCGACTGCAACAGATTACTACTATGATAATGGTATCCTTGTAAATCTTCATAGTGAAGGATCTGGAAACTTTAATTATAAACCAATCACAGTTTCTGTTGAGGGAACAACAGGCATTTCTACAAGAGCAGGTCAAAGTTTTGCTGCTGTTGTTCAACCAGTCTTTAGAGGAACTATTGAATCTGTCGATCTAACAAGTGCTGGTGTTGGTTATGGTGCATCGGAGATCATCAACTTTAATAGGCAACCAAGCATCACTTTCAGAAGTGGTGAAAATGCAGTATTGGTCCCCGTCATCAACAATGGAAGCATTTCAGAGGTCATCATCAATAATGGCGGAGGTGGTTACAACTCTCCACCCGACTTGGTAATTAATAGTTCTACTGGAAACTATGCTAGATTGACACCTATTATTAGAAACGGTGCAATCGTAGATGTTAAGGTAATTAATGGTGGTATTGGTTACCACAATCAAACTTCTATCAATGTTATCCCTGCGGGTTCAGGAGCAATTGCTGCTGCAAATATCAGATCCTGGAATATCAATCTCTTTGAGAGAAACTTTAATAACATTACAACAGATGATGGTTTCCTTGATGAAAACATTGATGACACCTCTCTTGAGTATTCACACGTCTATGCAGCAAGACAACTAAGAAGAGCAGTTTACTCTGTATCAGGTTCTGATGCAGACAATTCTCTCTATGGAAATCCAGACCTTGTTTTGGATGACAATGTAGAGGTAGATAGTGAATATCACTCACCAATCATTGGATGGGCGTATGATGGCAATCCAATCTATGGTCCATTTGGTTTTGCACAAAACACTGGTGGTTCTGTAAGAAGAATGTTGTCTGGTTATGAAACACAAGCAAATGCAGCAAATAGACCTCCTCTCACAATCTACCCTTCTGGTTTCTTCATTGAAGACTTTACTTTTACAGGGACTGGAGACCTTGACCAACACAATGGCAGATTCTGTGTAACACCAGATTATCCAAATGGTGTCTATGCATACTTTACCACTATCAATAATAATGTAGACTCTGATGGACCATTTAAGAATTATAAGAGACCTATCTTCCCCTATTTGATTGGTGACTCTTATAAGTCTGAACCAAATCCATTCAACTTCAGACTTAGATCAAATCAAGAGTTCTATGACATTCAAAAGTCTGGTCTCCTGAGAAACACTGCAGAGTATCATACCAATGATACTAAGAGTGGTTATGATTATATCTTTAACTCCAACACAGTTCAAAAGCAAGTAATTGATATTACAGCAACATCTACTGGTTCAATTGAGCAAGTAGGAATTCTAACTGGTGGCATCAACTATAGAGTTGGTGATAAGATTGATTTCAATAATGGAAATACTGGTGGAAGAGATGCTGATGTCAAAGTCTCAAGTATTCTCGGTAAGACTGTTTCTAGTGTTAGTGTTGCAACTACAACCTTCTACAATGTAGAGTTCATTAGAAATGGTGGTTCTTATCTTGGATTTACTACCTCTGCTCCTCACAACTTAGAGAATGGAGATACTGTCCAGATCTCTGGCATCTCTACATTCTTCAAAGGTTTCAATGGAAGTTACACTGTAGGTGTTAGAAGTGATAACTTTGTTTTGACACTAGGTGTTGGCGCTACAGCAACCACTGGAGAGGTTGCATACTTCTACGTTTCAGGACCTCTTACATATCCAAACATCAGAGTCAATGACATTCTTCAAATTGAAGATGAAAGAGTTAAGGTTCTGAACATTGATTCTGCATCACAAAGAATCAGAGTTCTTAGGGCACAAGATGGCACTCTTGGAGTTGCACACACCAACAGAGAGATTCTCCTTGAGGATCCTAAAAAATTCACTGTAAACATTGGTGGTCTTACAACAACCAAGTCATACACTCTGAATGATCAGTTGTATTATGATCCAGCAGAATCTATTGGTGTAGGCACCGTAGCAGTTGCTGGTGCTGGTAAGACTGTAACCTTCTCAAATCCTGGAGTTGGAGCAACTCAAGTCTTTGTTCCTATTCAGTCGATTTACTATCCCAACCACCGTTTGAGTCTGAATGAAGTTATCACCTACAATACTAATGGCGGTCAAGCATCTCAGGTTTGGAATGGTGTAACAGGAGCTGCATTCACTTCTCTCAATAGTTTCAATTCTCTCTATGCTGTTCCAATCTCAGAAGATCTGATTGGCATTAGCACCAATAAAGTTGGTCTTGGAACTGTTGGTTACGTCGGAGTCAATACATCACTCTCACTACTTTACTTCACAGGTAACATTGGAACAGGAAACACTCACAGTTTTACCACAAACAGAGTCAATGTAATCTCTGGTCAGGTTTCACAAAACATTGTGACAGTTTCAACTGCAACCACTCATGGTCTGACAGGCAATGATACTGTAACAATCTCTGTAAAACCAACTTCAACAAAAACAGTTAAGGTCAAGTATAACAAATACAATAGAAGAATTGTATTTGATCCAAGAGACTTCTCTTCAAGCGATATTAATCTTACCCTTAACACAATTGGTTTCGGCACAGAATATTTTGCTCTTGGCGATAGAGTAATCTATACATCTGATTCACCATCTAGTGGTCTTGTCAACCAGGGAATGTATTATGTCATTCCTTATAATGAAACTCAAGTTCGTCTGGTCACTGAAGAGTTTGAGTTAAATGCTGCAGAACCAAATTATGTTAACATTGGAACTGCATCAACTGGAACACTCTCTAAGATTAATCCAGTAGTCAAACCAAGTAGAAATAACTCACTGGTGTTTGACTTGTCAGACTCCTCAATGTCATTCTTCAATAATAATGTAAATTACTCTGCCTTTGACTTTAACATCTATTCGGACAAGAAGTTCACAACAGAATTCTTGACTTCTGGTGAGTCAAGCACATTTGAAGTAACAAAGAGTGGAACCATTGGTGTTGACACAACTGCAAAGGTCACTCTGTCAGTCAGTGATTATATTCCACAGAATCTCTTCTATAAATTTGTTCCAACAAATCTGAATATTATTCCAGATGTTCAAAGTGAAATTGTTATTGATGATACTGTAGCGAACTACAATGAAATCGAAGTGGTTCCCACTGAATATGATGGCACATACACCATATCTGGTGTAGGAACAAATGCCTTTACATACAATATTCCAAACAGACCTGGTGTCACTACATACACTTCTTCAAACTCAAAGACAACCTATGAGACAAACTCCAAGTCTGCATATGGTGCCATCACCAAGTTTAAGGTCTTTAATGGTGGTTATGATTACAAGACTCTGCCAGGTATTACCTCAGTAATCACTGCTACTGGATCTGGAGCAATTCTGCAACCAAGTAGCACAAGCATTGGTAGAATTCTGGACACCAGACTGAACAATATTGGTTTTGAATATCCTTCTGATGAGACAGCAAGATTGGTTGCTAATCTCCCCGAAGTCCTCAAGATGAATCTGCTTGCTTCCTTTGAGAGCATTGGCATTACTTCTGGTGGTCAAAATTATCTTGTAGCACCACAGATTGTTGTTATTGATGGTTTCACAAATCAAGTAATTACTGATCTGGATTTGAGATATGAACTTGGAGATACACAAGTTTCTATTATCAAGAACACTTCTGGAATGTATAATACACCTCCCAGAATCCTTCCAACCAGCAACTCTAATGGCGTTGGAATTTCTTCTCTGACTTATACTTCTGGAACAAAGACTGTTAGACTTTTCCTTGACGCTGAATTCAGTAATAATGAAGACTTCCCATACGAAGTTGGCGAAAATATTATGGTTGAGAATATCAGTGTTGGTATCAACTCTACTGGAAAGGGTTACAACTCTAAGAATTACAACTACTCATTGTTCCCAGTAACTGGTCTGAACACTGCTTTAGGTGGATCGGGAGCATATGTTGAATATAGTTTGGCAGATTACCTGACTGGCAGTCAGTTCCCTGGAAACTTTGATTCTGGAAACTCTGCAGGTAGAGCAATTCCGCAGAAACAGTTCCCAGTATTTGATCCCGTTCTTAAGATCAATAACTTCTCCCAAAATGAAGTAGTTAAGAATGGTAAAAACAAAGGAACTGTCGAAAGATCAGATCAACTTAGTGAGTATCTCTTTGTAAGCACTCCAAAAGAGTTTGTTGTTGGAACCAAGGTTATTGGCGAAAGTTCTAATACTCAGGGTGTCATTGAAGAAAAGACAAACTTTAATGCACAAGTCATTACTGGAGCAGGTGCAACAGTTTATGATGGATGGCAAACCAATTCTGGTTTCCTGAATGACAATTTTCAGAGAATGCCAAACAATGAGTATTATCAGAATCTCTCATACTCACTTAAGGCCAAGGTTCCTTATGAAACCTGGAATGATCCTGTCAGTGCACTGAACCACACTGCTGGTTTTGCTAAGTTTGCAGACTTTGTTATTGAAAGTATTGAGGATAGACCTGGAGGTATTGCTTCCCCAGAAGATAGCAATGTTGAAACTGTTGTTGATATCACCAGTTTTGGTTACCTCAACTGCTTCTCCGATTTTGATATCGTAAGTGAAGTTACAGCAAATGCTGATGGAACAATTGTTTCAACTGAGATTGTATTTGATAATACTATTCTCAATGATTACTTTAAGTCAATTGGAAATAGAGTTCTTACTATTGATGATTTCAGTGGTTCATTCAATAGCAATGAGAGACCAGAACCTTATGAACCAATTGCATCTTATCCAACAAATTATGTTTACAACAAACTGATTACCTTTGCTAAGGATGCTTCTCTTGATGATGAGAAGCAGGTAAGTGTTATATCTCTTCTCCAAGATGGGACCGAAGGTTACTTCCAACAATATGGATTAATTGAAGCAGGAGCAGAACTTGGTTATTATGATTACCTTCCATCCTCTGGCGGTTTTGATGTAGTCTTCTATCCAGAAGATTATCAATATAGCAGCTACGATACTGCTACAGTGTCATTCAATGCCCTTGATAATATTGTTGGTGTTGGTTCTACTAATATTGGTGAAGTAACACTGATCAATAGTTATAGAACAGCAATTGCTGCAGGTGTATCCACAACTATTGTTGCAATCGGATCATCCTTCAGAACATCCAAACTTTTGGTTCAAATTGAAGATGCTGCCAACTCTAAGTTCACCGCTTCAGAACTCAATTTGATTCATGATGGAACAAACGTATTTGTTTTAGAGTATGGTGACTTGCAAATGAGTGATACTCCAGACTTTACTGGGTTTGGAACATTCAGTGCTAGAATTGATGGTTCCAATATCTTAGTTGACTTTAACTCAAATGTATCTGTTGCATTGACTGCAAATACTAATGTAGTATCAATTTCAAACACATCTGTTGTAGGCGTTTCTTCTGTAAATCTTGATGTATGCGACATTGTTACTTACAAAACTGACATTGCTGCTTCTGCATCGCCAACAGCAAATACAATTGCAGAATTCAGATCACCAATTGAAGCATCTTACTTCATTGTTTCAGTTGAAGACATGACAAACTCACAGTTTGAAATGTTTGAAGCAATCACTCTTGAAGCAACTGTGAATGAAGATTCTATTGTTGAGTATGGAAATGTATTTACAGGAAGTGATAATCTTGGAACTGTTGGTTTTGATACTGCAGGTGGCAATTATCAGTTGACATATACACCAATTGCAAATGCAGAAATGCAAGTTAGAGTTTACTCTATGCAGTTGTTCGTCTATGATATGAATGATAATGCTACTGGCATTAGTTTTAATAATACTGTAATTGATACTGATCGTCAAAAGTATAATGGGTCTCTTGCAGATGTCAAGACATCATTCGGTCTGACGCACAATGGTTTGAATATCTTCCAGAGAAGTTTTGATGGAAGTGATTCTGGAATTGTTGATATCACAAAGAACTTCATTAAGATCCCTGAGCACTTCTTTGTCACTGGCGAAAAAGTCTACTACAACTGGGCAGGTGCAGGAACAACACAAGCAATTGGTATTGCAACCACAACAGTTCCTGGCATCGGTAATACTGACAAACTTCCAAATGAATTGTATGTCGTTAAAGAGAGTGATCTGAACCTCAGATTTGCTTCTTCTGCACAAAATGCTCTGGCAGAACCTCCAAATACATTTGTAGTTAACTCTGTTGGTATTGGAACTTCTCATAGTATCACAGCAACTAATCAAAATCCAAAAGTGATCGTTGCTATTGATAATATGATCCAGTCGCCAATTGTTTCTGCGGGTGTTACTGCAGCACTTGATCAAAACATCATCTTTAATACTAACTTTGCACTAACTGGAGTTACATCCATATTTGCACAAGATCTTATCCAAATTGATGATGAGATTATGATTGTTGTTGCTGTTGGTGTTGGTGGCGCAAACAATGTTGTTGTAAGAAGAGAACAGTTGGGAACATCTCTTGCTTCTCATGGCATTGGCGCTCTTGTAACAAAACTTGGTGGCAACTATAATATCGTTGACAATACTCTTCACTTCACAAGTGCACCATATGGTAATACACCAGTTGGCGTAGCTGCAACTGTTGATCCTGATGGTGTTGATTGGTCTGGTATTACAACCAGTTCTACTTTCCAGGGTAGAATGTTTATGAGATCTGGTGTCAAGGGTTCTTCTGATGAGACTTATTCCAAGAACTATATCTTTGATGACATCACAAATCAATTTACAGGCATTCAAAGCACCTTTACACTGACATCTAGTGGAAGCACTGTTACAGGAATTGCAACAGACAATGCTGTAATTCTGATCAATGGCATCTTCCAGAGTCCACAAGGTGTTCAACCTATCAATCTTCAACAGGGTGATTATACACTTGAGGAGAGTGGAATTACAACTATCAGGTTCACTGGAAATGGTGACGATCCTTATGGTTATGATCCAAACAGATCAGACCTTCCTCAAGGTGGTCGTATGGTCACAATTGGTAGTACTGAAGGATTTGGTTATCAACCTTTGATTTCTGCAGGAGCAACAGCAACTGTCTCTGTTGCTGGAACTATTCAAACAATTAGTATTGGTAACAGTGGTTCTGGTTATAGAGCAGGAATTCAGACTGTAGTCAATGTTGGAGTTCAGACTTATAGTGATGATGTTCCTAACATTGAATTCATCGGCACTGCTGCAATTAGTGGTGGTAACATTGTAAGCGTTGCTATCACCAATCCTGGAGCAGGATATACCAGCACCAATCCACCACTGGTCGTATTTGATGATCCACTTCCTTATTCAAATGTTCCTCTGGTTTATAGTTCTGAGTCCCCTGTAGGTGCTGGTGAAAGTGGCACTGTAGACATTACAGTTGGTCAGGGTTCTAGTGTAATCAACTTCTCAATCGTTGATTATGGTTTCAACTACAAACCAGGTGATATTCTGACAGTCAATGTCGGTGGAGCATCAGGCATTCCAACTGATACTACTAAGACATTTGATGAATTCCAAATTACAGTTGAAGAGTCATTCTCAGACCAATTCAATGGTTGGGCAATTGGTCAACTTCAAGTTCTTGACAGCATTGCTGATCAATTTGATGGAACACAAACCACCTTTGCTCTGAAGTTGGGGGGTGAACCATTCTCTGCAACAACTGATGCAGGATCTCCAATCATTCTTGAAGATACTCTGCTTGTCTTTATCAATGACATTCTGCAGAATCCAATTACTTCTTATGACTTTAATGGTGGCAGTAAGATTAGATTTGGAACTGCACCAAAAGCAGGTGATAGTTCTAAGATCTTCTTCTACAAAGGAACTGGTGATGTTGACGTTGTATTTGTAGATATTCTTGAAACCATCAAGGTTGGCGACACCCTTGATATCGACAACAATCCTGCAAAGGGTCAGGGAATTGCACTTGATCAAGATCCAAGAACTATAGTTGGCATCAATACTGTTGATAGCGTCAATACCAACCCATATTCTGGTCCTGGAGTTACAACTGACAGATCTCTGTTCAGACCCGTAACCTGGTGTAAGCAACTCACAGATAAGATTATTAATGGACAGAAGATTGGCAAGGATAGAATAGAATATGAACCTAACATTTATCCTGCTTCCTATATCCTTAAAAATGTTGGCGTTACTACACAAACATTATTTGTTGATAGTGTAAGACCACTATTCAATAGTAATAATGAAACCAACTTCAGAGATTTCCAGAATGCAATTACCATTACATCACAAGATACAGTAATCTCTGCTGCAGCAACAGCAGTTGTCTCTGCTGCTGGAACAATTTCTTCACTGGTAGTTGGCACTGCTGGTGCTGGTTACACTGCAACACCTACAGTATCAATTGCTGATCCTGTAGGAGGCGCTGTTACTGCAACTGCGACTGCAACTATCAGCAATGGTTCTGTTACGTCACTGACCGTTACTGGCGCAGGTGCTGGTTATACAAGCACAAATGCTCCTGTTGTTCTTATTGAAACACCAAGTGTAGTTGTTGAAGACATTGACGTTACTTCATATGTTGGCGATTATGGAGTGATCGTTGGTGTTGGAACCACAGTCGCTGCTTCACAAAATCAATTCTACTTTGATACATTCATCTCTCTTGATTCCTTCATGAGAGACGCTAATGTCGTAGGAACTGCTGTTACAGTTAGTGGCATCTCAACTGCCAACTATCTGACAATATTTAATACTAATATTAGCATTGGTAGCACATTTGCGTCAGAGGATGAGAGTGGAGCATCTATTGGTATTGGAACAACCTTCTTGGATTGTGTATATAAAGTTGATAGTTTTGAGGATAATGACATCTTCATTAGTGCAGGATCCAC